ATGAGAAAACAAATTCGCGCTCACAAAGGCAAAAATTTAGCTAAGGGTAAATTTAGCGCTGATGCTAAATCTCCATTGGCATACCTTAAACAAGGAGCTGCATAGTGGCCAGTTTATTCCAAGGAACTCCGCAATCTGCGACATCTTACAGTGAGTCTACTTCAGAGACTCCAAAATGGATGCAGGATGCTATTTTTAACCAAGTAAATTGGTCTCAAAATATAGCAAACAAACCATACGAATCCTATGATTTACCAACAGTTGCAAAGATGCAACCGTATCAAAATCAAGCATTGGAAGGTGTTGCTAACGCTCAAGGTGCTTGGAAGCAAGACATGGGTACAGCTCAAGCTGGTATGGAAGCAATGCAAAGTGCTGGAACAGCTGGTACTTTAGGCGAAGCGCAGCAGCAATACTTACGACAAGATTTAGTGAATCAAAATTTAGATGCTGGTCAAAATTTATTTAATCAAGCTGGCGGCCTAGACATTGTAGGAGCTGGTCAAGGTTATTTAAATCAAGCAGCGGGTATGAGTTCCACTAACGCTGCTAATCCTTATCTTAACCAAGCTAATGCAACGACTGCTCAAGCTCTTTCTGATAGGGCGCTTACAGCGGCCAATCCTTACTTAAATCAAGCCTCTCAAAGTTCGGCATCTGATGTAAGTTCGTACATGAACCCATATCAAACGAATGTCATGGATGTTTTAGCTCAACAAGGAGCTAGGAATTTATCTGAAAACTTGCTTCCAGCAGTATCTGATTCATTTATTAAAGCTGGTCAATTTGGAAGTCGTAATATGGGTGAATTTGGGTCTCGTGCTTTAAGAGACACTCAAGAAGCCGTATTACAACAACAAGCTAATGCACAACAACAAGGTTATGCACAAGCGCTTCAAAGTTCAGCGGCAGACAAGCAAAGACAAGCAAGTTTAGCTGGAACTGTTGGCAGTATTTCTGGCGCTGATTTGTCTCGTGTTTTACAGGGCGGTTCTCAGTATGCAAATTTAGGTTCTACCGCTGGCCAGTTAATGGGTCAAGATGCAAGTAGATTAGCGTCTGTTGGTCAAAACCTCGGACAACTTACTGGTCAACAAATGTCGCAGTTAGGCAATCTTGGAAATATGCGAACTTCAGCTGGTGCTCAACAGCAGCAAATGCAAGCTGGTGCAGCTCAGGCTTTTCAAAATGCAGAAGCTCAAGATTTACAGCGTCAAATTGGTGCTATGCAAACTAGCGCAGATATGGCTATGGCAGCTCAAGGGGCAGAGTATAGAGACTTAACTGCTCTTGAAGCTGCTGGTAGACAGCAGCAACAACAAAGACAGATGGAGTTATCCGCTGCGGAAAAACAAGATTTGGACAGAAGATTATACCCACAACGTCAGTTAGACTTCTTAGGAACACAAATTCGCGGAATGGCTCCGATAACTCCTGTAAGAACGACAAATTCTGGTGCAACAACTGGAGCTACTTATAACGCATCTCCTTTAACACAAGCAGCTACTGGTTTAGCTACTTATAATGCTTTAAAGCCTAGAGAGGGTTAAAATGGGTTACGAATTAAACAGATTAAAAGAACGGTTCGGATTAAATTCGTCTTCAAAGGTGGCATATGCTGGGGGCGAGCTGCCAACTGGTCCTGCACCAACTAACCCTGCTGAGTCTCAATTAGTTGCTCCAAATGTTGGGGCTAAATATTACGATTCTGCCAAGGCTACTTACGACAAAGGTATTGCCGAAGAAACGGCTCTGTTTGATAGGTATAATGAGGACATGAGAACTGTCCCTATAGACCAAGCGGCTTATCAAAAATACTCAGACGAGTATGATAGGCGTTTACGAGGTAATGGATTTGGGTATGAAACATCACTAAATGATCCTCAATATAATACTTCTTTTTCTATACCCGACTTATATCAAAATAATTTGGGTAGAGATGGCGATGTTGAAGGGATGGCGTATTGGCAAGGACAAAGAGATAGTGGTGTCTCGGACGCAGACTTACTAACTAACTTTAGAAATTCTGCTAGAGAACTTGGTGAAACTCCTCTTTATAATGCAAACACTACAATTTTACAAACTCCAGAGTATATGACATCACCTGAGCCGTTTGTTGCGGAAAGACCGGGCGTTCATCCAATGTTTCTTAAAAAGGGTGGTTACGCCGAAGGTGGTCCGTATAATTTAAGAAATGTTTTAGATTTGGATTTTTTAAGTGAAGAGGCGCTTGCGGGTGTTTATCCTGAGCCAAATACACCCGGCATGGGTGTGATGGCAGACCCACTTGCTAATAGACAGATTGAAGCTGAAGCTGAAGCTCAAGCTCAAGCTCAAGCTCAAGCTCAAGCTCAACCTCAAGCTAATGTAAGAAGACCTCTTTCTTCTCAAAGTAGACAATACAATAATATAGAAGCACAACTGCAAGAACTGAGGGATACACAGTCATTTCAAGACTCAGCACAACTGCAAGCGTTAAGGCAAGAATCTAATGCTGCTTCCGACGATATAGAAGCACAAATGAGAGCTGAGGCAAACGCTATAAGCGGTGGCCCTTCTGAGTCAGAAAAATGGTTTAGAATTGCAGCGGCTTTGGGAGCACCAACTAAAACCGGAAACTTCTTTGAAAGTTTAGGCAACGCTAATGCAGCGATGGCTGACGTAAGTAAAGAGGAAAGAGAGGCTGGTAGTGAATCTAGAGCGCTTGGTCTCGCAGCGAGTAAATTTGCGTTATCTATTAAAAACCAAAATATTAATATGTTTTCAGGTCAGGAAAAAGAAAGAAGAAAGGCTTTGCAGGATGAAATTAGGTACTTATCAGAAAACCTGACCGATATCAATAACATTCAGGCAGAGAGAGAATATCAAGAAGGACAAACAGTTAAAGCAGTAGCTGCGCGAGAGGCTGGGCTTGTGCCGGGTAGCCCTGAGTATGATGCTTATATTCAGAATCTACAAGAATTAGAGCTAAGACAACAGCAAGCTGAGCTTGATGCGTTAGAACGAAAAACAAACACTTTAACTACTTCGGAGCAAAAAGTATTTAACGTAGCTGATGAAAAGCGTACTCGTGGACTGAGAGCTATTGATAACTTACGAGAAGCGCTTGATCTTTCTAAAATAGCATTTAATTTTTCCCCTAGCGGCAGAATAAATATGGCGGGTCTGGCTTTTCTTTCTCCAAATGACCCTCAAGTTGTAGCTACCGAAAGGCTAAATAACATATTAAGTCAAGGTGCTATTGAAAAACTTAAAGCAACCTTCGGAGGTCAGATATCAGATGGAGAAAGGAACGCCTTGGAGAAATTGACAGGTTTATACGCCTTAAGTGGTACGGCTAGGGATGACATGATAAATCAAATAATAAACGATCTTAACTACAGCGTTAAAGCGCAAAATACAATTATGAAAAAAGTTCAAGATGGTACTTACTACGAAAGAAGACCTAAAGGAGATAAATAATGGCTGATAATTACTATGGTAATCTAGCTAGAGCTACTCTTGGGCAAGGTCTTGCTAGGGGCTGGGGAGATGAAATTGAAGCTCGTATCAGAACATTGAGTGGGCCTGAAACATATGAGGAAGAACTCTCAACTATTAATAAAGAGTACAATCGGTTTTATAATGCAAACAAAGGGGCAGCATTAAGTGGCGAAATTATAGGTAGTTTTTTACCCACATTGGGACTAGCCGCGAGTACACTATTTACAGGTGGAGCGTCAGGCCCCCTTGCATTGGCCTCTGCGCAAAGAAACGCGAGTCTTTTAAACAAAGCTAAAAACTACATTATAAATAACCCAAAAAAATCAGCGCTGGGTTATTTTGCTGGGGAAGGTGCTTTGGCTGGGGCTGGGCGTGCCGACATAGGTGAAAGAATGACTGGTGCTAAAGAAGGTGTTCTTCCCGGAATAGTAGGTGGTGGCGCAGGTGTCGCCATTGGTAAAGGTTTCAATGTAGCTAAAGATTATTTTAGAAATAGAAGGGGGTCGGCGATTGATGAGGTAACAGGAGAGCTTCTTGATGAAACTATTACTGACGCAATGGCAGATGATCAACTTTTATCCGCGTTACCTCCCGGTCTAACGAAAGAGGCGTTTGATGATATTAAAAAAGTTGCTAATGAAGCCAAAGAGTTAGATGTTCCTCTTAAACTTCTAGATACTAATGTAGGTCTTGCCAATCAAGCAAAAGTTATCACTAGGTTAGCTCAAGGAGATGTACCCACCATAATGGGAGAAGCCGTAGCTAGAAACGCAAATAGTGCACCAGCTGAGAGGGTTGCAAATCAAATTACAAAATATTTGGGAGATGCTGACTTTTTTGAAGCTGAAGATGCTATTAACGCAAGCAAGAAACTTGCAGGACCCCTTTATAAACAGGCTAAGGATTTTCCTGCGATTATAAATCCTGCACTAATGAATTCTTTAAAAGATAACCCTTATATGAATGAAGCATTCATGAAAGGTACTAAAGTTATAAGGGCAGAAGCAGATATTGCCCGAATTAGCGGTGCGGGCGATACTGCGTCACTGATTCCAAATTTAAATAACCCTTCCGATCCAATCAGCATAGAAGTTATAGACGAGGTGAAGAAAGCCTTAAACGCTATGTCAAAGGAGACACGGTTGGATGGTTCTTTAATAGCGAATGAAAAAAGGGTAATAGGAGATTTATCTAGGGAGATGGTAAAACTTGCAGATAATGCGACAATAGATCCAAATACTGGAAAATCTGTATATGCAAACGCGCGGCAGTTTTTTGGAGATGATGCAGAAATTGCTAGTGCTCTAGACAAAGGTCGTAAAACGTTTAATAATGTTCAACCACAGGAACTTAAAGCCTACCTTGAAACTTTAAGCTTTGCCGCTCAAGATGGTTATAGGACTGGCGCTGTGCAAAATATGCTGGAAAAAATTCGTAATCCCTCTTCTAATTCAAATGTTGCTCAAAAATTTATTGGTAGCGGAACAACGAAAAAGAACTTAGAAACACTTTTTCCTGAAAAAGCAACATCTAACCTTCTTACTCGTGCTTTAGAGCTTGAAAGCCAAGTCTTTGCTTATACTAGTAGACTACTTAGAGGCTCTGATACTGTTGAGAATGCTATTGGGGTAAGTAAACTGGCACAAGCGAGTGAAGATACGCTTAGTTTTCTTCAGAGTGGTAATTATTCCTCAATTGTTCGTCTTATTATGAACTCAATCACGGGACCAAATAAACTCAACACAATTGTGCAAGAAAAGATGGCGAAGAAATTAACCGAAGGTCCAGAGGGTATCGCTACTGTTGTAAATTTGTTGCAACAAAGAGCGCCAACTGTGGCGAAACAACTTGCTGATCAATCAATGGTAGTAAAACGATTTGGAGGAGACGCTGCGGCTTTGCTGCCATCGGTTGATAACCGAGGCGACACTTCAGTTGACCCAATAAAAGAAAAACTAGACGAAATAGATAGAAGATGGGCTAATCAGCAATCATATGGAGGCGATGGTAACACGAAACTTATGATGGCGTTGCCATCAGAACAACAATAATGAGGGATATTATGGAAGTTGATGCAAGGTTCGACAAGCTAGAAATTAAACTAGATAAAATGAGTGAATCTCTAACTAAACTTGTTGAGCTTGACACGCGACTGGACCATTTTAGTCAGAACAATATAGACCAAGATAAACGAATGGATGCAATTACTGTTAGGCTTAATAAACTTAATGACTTGGTGATTAAAAATACTGAATCAAGTAGGATTGCTGAACGTATTTTCTTTATTATATTAACTTCAGGAATTACTTTTATGGCCTACATTTTACCGACTCAGTAATGTTTAAATTTAGTAAGAACTCTTTATTAAATCGGGAAGGAGTTGACCAGCGACTAATTGATATTAGTAATTTAGCTATTCAAATTACTAATATTGATTTTGGAATACCCAAACTTGGCGGTTTAAGAACAGCCGAACATCAAGCAGGATTATTCGCTTCAAATAAATCTAAAGCTGATGGAGTCTTTAATAAATCATACCATCAAAGTGGCAAAGCATTAGACGTTTATGCTTATGTTGACGGCAAAGCATCTTGGTCCAAACAAGACCTCGCCATTGTTGCGTGTGCAATGTTACAAGCCGCAGCAGAACTTGGTTATAAATTAAAATGGGGTGGGTTATGGAAGTCTTGGCAGGACTTTCCGCATTTTGAATTAAAAGACTAACGGAGCTTGCGATGAGTAGACGAGTGTGGGAAAGTGTTCTTTTTAGAACAGACGATGAAGGTTCATGGTTACTATTTGGTCATCCCGTCAAAGGATTTTGGCTACCTGACATTGGTTTTAAATCATTGATAGAGTACGACGATGTTATGCTGCCGACTGAAAAAATAATTATCTCATTCTTTAAAGTTGAATTTTTAGGTCACGGTTATGCTTATATTTACAAAGTCCAATTAAAACCAATGATGCGTTAGCGATAAAAAAGATGGTCGCCAACTTCTAAAACAGGTTCCATGTGCACGGACCAGTAAGGATTTACATAATGAGCGTGATAATGTGTTGCGCCTTCGCTAATGTCTGTTGCTGTACCATTTATTATTTTTTTAGATAAAACAATTGATTCTAGCATCGCTCTGCTGTCAGTAGGTTTATCTGACAAGCCGTCGCAAAACCAAGAATATTGACACTTGTGTTTGATTGGGTTGTCCATGTCCCATGCGTTGTATCGAGCCTGATGAACAACTCCACATACGGTGTTGGGATATCTCTCATCTGCCACTCTATTCATGACACTGTACCCAACTGCAAGCTGGCCAGCTAAAGGCTCTCCACGAGCTTCGTGGTAGATATTCATTGCTAAACATAACGCTGCTGTAGTAATCATTTTATTTCTCCTAAAATAAAGATTTCTGGTCTTTCTTTAAATTCCATTCGTAATACTTATGACATTTATTGCACATCTTTTTATTCAGACTAATAAACCTGACGAGTACATCGTTGCAGCATGGTGATAATTTAACATCCATGATTCTTCAACTCAGCTTCCAACTCGTGCATTGTCTTTAACTCAGCGTATCTTTTGCCACTAATGTCATCATTCATATGGTCTATTTTTACGCTCAAAACATGGATTTGAGCTATTGCGCTATCAAGGGCTTGTTCGTTTTTATAGAGTTTCTCAGTCAATAAAGCGATTTGCCCTTGAACTTTAAGACTCATTGTTCATCGACCCTAAATTTAAATCTCTTAATTGTTCATCTGTTGTTTTTTCTACGATGTCAGCCTCTAATCCTTGCTCTAATATTTTAGTGACTGTTATCGTTGCAAGCTCCGTCATGCCATTTTTCATCTGACTGATAATCCAATCAATTCTAAGACTTTCACTAGCTAACTCTTTTTTTAATTTACTTATTTCATGCTCTAATTTTAAACTCATTTTTTTTTCCTTTTAATTTAAGTCATATGACCGATTGGCCCCAATTCGCCAACCGGCCACACTCCGTCCATCATCGCAGTAAGTGGTATTCCGGCAATTGAATATCAGTGAAGAACACCGATACCACCTTGTGTGAAGACCCTACGATTGGCCTATTCAGGAGTCCTTCACCGTAAATCTGACACGTATATCATGTGATACTTTGTTGGTAGTATTTTTGGGCAACTTTTTCTTTTAAAATCTGGACCAGTTTCGATATAGACACATTGGCCACTTTCTGTCACACCAACCGTCGGTAGGTCGGACCATGTCAACAACGACAATGACAAACTAATGATAATGGCAACGGCAATAAACATAGTTGAGTAATAATTTTTCATTAGAAACTAGGCTCGTCGAATGTGTCTAAAATATCTTCCGATACATTATCAACACCTTTAAGTATTGATTCTTGTATCCTTCGGGCTATTGCCAAAGTTTTTTCTTTATCTGCTGAGTTAATTAAATCATTAAGGTGGTCAGCTAAATTTGGAGACTGCTCTAATACGTCCACGTCAAACGTGTGCGCATTGCTAAAATTATCTGATATATCTACCCTACTTATTAATGCTGTGCGTATTGCTTTTCTGTTCATCTTATATCTCCGTAATAAACTATTTCAGCTTGAGCATTCCAACCTTCTCGCCAATCAGCTGATTTACCTTTTGTGGAAAAATCACAACCGTTTAAATAATCGGCCATGCCTTGCTTACGTTCTAAAATAATTTTACGTGCTTCTTTAAGTACCGCTAATTCAAGTTCAGTCATTGTAGTCTCCCGTAAGTTCACAATCTATTATACACAGTGTATAGTTAATAGCAACTTTTTAATCGACAAGTATTTTTAATTGAAAGTTTTCTTGAATAGAATCGGCATCTATTGCCCACATTTGAATCATTTCCAAGGCTTCAATGTCAAAACCAACTAACCACTCTCCTAGTAAGCCAATGGTCCAGTCCTCATCACACCTTATAACAGCGTCTTCACCGTTAAAAGTGTGGATTGGCTCATTCACATATTGAAGGCTCAAATGTTCAATCACTTAATTCTACTAAGTTTAATAAAATAGATTCTGAATTATCGGCCTTTGATTCTTCAAATAAAAAGAATCTTGTGTTTTTGCTATATTGAATAGTGTACCTACCGCTATGATTAACAAAAACTCGGCACTCTTCCATTCCTAATTTTTGTAAAAGTTTAGTCAGTAACTTCGCTGAATCCTCCATGTCACCAACGATATGTGATCTTGGTAAAGTCATAATTACAGAATTGTGAGGTTGTCGCTTTGTCATTTAATTCTCCTAAAGTAAGTAAGTACATTTATGTATATTACAGGTTGTACTATTAATGTCAAGCCCTTAAAAAGTCGAGCAGGTCTTGTTGTGTTTTAGCTTTGCCAGTTAGTGCCAGCATTATTTTTTCATCAATGCCGCCTTTAACAACAAGATGCATCACAGTAACTGAGCTATCTTGCCCTTGGCGATGTAGTCTGGCGTTTCCTTGCTGATAATGTTCTAAATTCCAAGTGAGGCCATACCACACAATAATGTTACCTCCTTTTTGCAGATTAATGCCCATTGAAGCGCTTGCTGGTTGCGCAAATAACAATGGTATATTGCCCTTATTCCATTCGTCTATTGCTTTATTCTTTTTATCTAAAACAACACCTTGCTTAAACTTAGATTGTAAACGCTCAAGGTCAGCTTTGAAATTATAAAAGACTAATATATTATCGCCAGTGTTGTCGTTTATTATTTCTGACAGAGCATCTATTTTTGCATCGTGTAGATAAATAGGTTCACCTTCTTCGGTGTAAATAAATCCGTTGCCCATTTGCAGTAGTTTATTGCTTAAACTCGCTGCTGATAAGATAGATATCTCATCGTCATTGATGGCTAAAACAAATTCATTTTGAATGGTCGTGTATTTTTCCTGAACATCTTCTGGCAGCTCTATTGCTTGCGTTAAATTTATTTTGTCGGGCATATCTAAATAATCTTCAGCTGCCATTGATAAAGAGATATCTTTTACAAGATTGTGAATAATGTCGGCGCTACCTTTTCGTATCTCATACTGATAACCGCCGAAGCCACCCTGCCTAAAAAATCTATTTCTAAATGCAGTAATGGTTCTGCCTAATCTGTGACCTCGGTCCAAAAGAAAATATTGAGACCAAAGGTCCATTAAACCTGATGGCGAGACAGTGCCAGTTAATAGCACACAGTACTCAACTTCTAATTTTTTCAGCGCTTTAAAACGAGCAGACTTTGCTGATTTAAACGAGCTACTTTCGTCAACAACTAGCATGTCAAATTTAGGAGCTATATTGGCCATCATCCATGCGATGTTTTCTCGATTGATAACTACAATGTCATGACTAAATGCTTCTCGTCTCTGTGCAGCAGTTCCTGTTGCAATGCCGATATCTAAATGATTTAAATGTTCCCACTTTTCTGCTTCTTGTTTCCAAACAGTGTTGGCAACTCGCAATGGAGCTACAATTAAAACTCGAACATTTAAATCAGATATAGCCGTTAATGTTGAAACTGTTTTACCCAAGCCCATCGAAAGAAGTAGCGCTACTCGCTTTTTCTTTTTAATAAACTCAACAGCTTTTAGTTGATATTTATGAAGTTTCATATTTATTTAAAACCAACATGGTTTCCTCTTTACTTCGACACACATAAACAGCTATCCCATGCTTTTCAAATCTTTTATGCACAGCAACTTGGAGTTTTGTGAGCTTACCTTTCTCTGTTTTATATTCAATGAAAACAACCTTGCCGTGACCGATGAACATTCTGTCAGGTAATCCAGCTATAAACGATGGGACCAATTTTATGGCCCACCACCCTGCTTTTTTAGCCGCTGCCATTGACGACTTCTCAATTGCACTTTCTAACATAATTCACCCAACATTTTGTTGGCCTTTGCAATATACAAGTCATAGTCAATGTCTGACGGTAATGTTTTCGGCAATGTCATTATCGGAGTTGCTCCATCGCTCGTAGCAACTTTGTTTCCGTTCGATAAATAATTTATGGCTTCACCATTGGTTGAATAATACCATCTCACCACTTTGCCCAGCGCTTGCCCTTTCCATACTGCTCCACCTTTTACTTGTCTAACTGCTATAAACTTTGTGAGGTCCGTGCAGTTTTTAATGGTCTCGCTTATCTTTGTTCCGTTCAAAAGAAATGCTTTTACTGATTCAGCTAGTATCGAACACCGTGGTGATTTCATCAAAGAAGGTTGTGCATAATCGCCTTTTCCTTTGACTTCGCCATTGGGTGTTATGGCCACATAATTATTAACATTTGCTGAATGTAAACTTCTGTACTGAGTTTCTTCTAAAGTAAACCCTGTAAATTTTTCCCACTTTTTGCAGATACCATCGTAACTTTCATATAAATCTTTATCGAATAAACTTACGATACCGTCCGTGTTTGCTGAGACAGTGATAATGTTTTCTTTATGAAGGGCTTCTATTAATTGCAGCAAAGCCAACTGGCCAGTGATTGTTGTCTGCAATAAAAGTTGTGGAGAGTACAAGAAACTATACTCGCTACCAAACTTACCGTAACTGCCGTTTAACGCAATTTTATAACCATCACGTATTAACGCTGCTTGTTTGTCGCCAGTTTTTGCTTTCTCTTTTGCTTCTAGTCGCTGGTCAAAAATACTTTTATATGTCTTTAAAAACTTCTTGCCAACACCCTCTGGGTACAAGCCAAGTTCTAAAATTATTGCAGGGTAGTAGGACCCGACATCTCGGTCAGCTAATATTTGATTTTTTGTTGGCTTAACTTCTTGATTACTTTCTGTCGAGTGTATTCCTCCAACACCAAACTTATAGACCATCGTTCCTATAGTCACTGTTGGCATGTCATCTGGCAATGTTATCTTGCCTTTCTTTAGCTCAAACTTTCTCTCGCTTATGAAGTCATATACTTCGGCGGTAAGTTTAGTTCTGCGTATAAATTTAGGGAATGTATATTTAACAAACTCTGGCGCTTTTGTTTTTTTAACATTACCAACTTCACTTTTTATAATAGCTTCTGCTATCTGAGCATCAGACTTGGACCTCAAATCTTGGCCGTATTTATCTGTTAATTGATTACGAAGTTTAGAGCGACCCTTGATGGCTGAGTACAAGGCTTTAGTTGTTGCGATATCATTGAAACAATATTTAATTATTTCTTCTTTTTGAACATCGCTTAATTCTAAATGAGGGTCGTAGGGCAAGTCTTGAAGGTTTGGCATGTGCATTCTTGCGCCATACATTTTCAAAGAAATCATAACGGCGGGTGCAGGTTCTTTAATGTCAAAGTGATCGAAACCGCTGAACTGTTCGATATTATGCTCACGATAGGTGATCCAATGCGGCTGCTGATTATCAATGATATCTTTAGACATTTTATAAAGCGCTTTCACACTGCTGCCTTTTAATGCAGCATGAATGATTGGCATGTCATAATTTAAAGAGTTAAAGCCATACGTCGTAGCACTTCGCATTGTGTCACGTATTTCTGTGCGCTGCTGCTTGGTGTACTTGTTTGATGTATGCCATTCTTTATCTGCGATGCAAATTAAATGGAAGTTTGGGTAACATTCTGTGTCTAAGGCAAGAGGCATTAGCTTTGCTCCTTATAATAAAAAAAGGGGCAGCCGAAGCCGCCCCAATCTTGTTTATGGTTATTAGTCTAAGTCATCGAACTCATCTGTTGCATCGGGTGTTCCACCTGAGCCGAATGATTGAGCATCTTTGACAAACTGAACGCCGTGGAGGTTGGCATTCACTCGCTTACCATAACTGTTGTTTTGGACCCAAATGTCAACAACAGCGTTTACATAGCAGCCAGAATAAGGCTTGCCATCTTCTTCTACTAATGGTGTTTTATCTCGGTCAATAATCGTTGGACGTTTATTGTTTGCTGCCTTAAATGACCAATGGTCTGCATAACCATCGTACTCGGAATCGTCACCGTCTTTTAAGCATGACTTATCTGATGGCACTTTAACTTTCGCATCTTTGAGAGCATCTGCGATAGCTTCATCGAGAGCTTCCTTGGTTGCTTCGTCGGTCTTTGGTATTAAGAACGTTGCTTCATATTTACCCTCGTCGCCGTTAAATACAGCCCGGTGAAAGATTGAAGCGAATGATAACCTTACATTTTTTAAGTGAATTTTAGACATTGTATTTTATCCTTTTAGTTATGTGCATCAAGTGCACGTTTAAATAGTAACACTAGGCGTCTAAGTTTTCAAAGCCTATATTACTAATTGACTCGCGTTTATCTGACTCTTGCACTAAGACTGGCTTGGCGTCTGGTTTTACAGTGTGCTCGGCTACAAACTCTTTTGATATTAATTTTGTGGCCTCGCCTAATCCAATCAATTTGCGTGAGTATGCTTGATATCCTAGCTTAACCTCCAAGTCTTTGTAAGCATCTTCTGACCATCTTCTTGTACTTCTTCCTGCCACCAACTTATAACCTGCTACTGATTGACCGTCGCTTAATTTATTTTTGGCGTTAGTCTCGACAGCTTTCATAAATGCTTCAATTAGCAAACGATTGTCTAATATCATTTTAGTTTGTTCGTCGCTCATGTCTTGGTCCAAACTATCAAACATTCCTGTTATGGTTTTGTTGGTCAGCGCATAAAGTTCTGCACAATTTCCTTTAGCTTTGCACCATCGACAAGCTACCGTTGATGCATGTCTCGGCGCATCATCTGTTAAACAAAGAGCTGCCGCTGGCGCTAATGTTCTCGTGGCCCACGTGATTAAATCTTTAACACTGATGGTCCACTCTGAAAAATTTCTTATTCTAGGCTGAACAATATGCACGGTGACTTCTTCTATGTCATGTATGTGGCCCAAATCGTTAAGAACGCCAATAGCATATAACATGCCTTGGCTGTTATTGTCAGCATAGACTGGCACACCTTTGCCATACTTTAAATCTATAACATGAGCATGTCTATCGGTGACCACAATAGCATCGGCTGTTCCAAATCCGTGAGGTACGTAATTTGAGAAGTCTACCTTTGTTTCAATAAAAACTGATGAATCTTCGGTAATTAACGCATCAACATACTCTGTGTATTCAAGAACAAAGTCAGCCATTTCATGAGTGACTACTGTTTTATGAAATAGTTGGCCTATATAAAAGGTAGGATGTGATTTAGTAATTAACGATTCACTTGCTACTTCGTGGGCACAAGATCCCTCCAGTGCAAAAGGAGATGACGTGTTAGGATATCCTTCCTCTGCTTTTAAAGATCCCGGACATCGCAACCATTTGGCCGAACCACTGGCCGATAACTTTGCGTGCTTCATTTTAAATACCTTTTATTAGTTTTGAGTTTTAATGATAAAGTATTTCACACAATAACACAACGTGTGTTATTATAAAATTTAACTAAAAGGAAAAAACAATGTACAAACAATTAGCTTCTACTTTATTTAATAACGGATTTGAGGTCATACCTATAGATGGTAAGCGACCAGTAGTTTCTAATTGGCAAGACATTGAGATAACCGAAGACTTAATAAGCAAGTGGTCCTTGAACGGTAAAGGTGCTATGAACATTGGCGTTCGTTGTGGTTCTGTTTACGCCGCTGACTTTGACTTTTATGACGCCGATGTTTCGGCTGTTGTTGTCAAATCTTTTATAGAACAGTTCGGCGGCGCTCCTGTTCGCATCGGTCAGGCTCCAAAGCAGCTACTCGTATACAGAGGCGTTGAAGGTCAGACTAAACTAAAACGTTCGTGGCGTGATGCCGATGGTGTCGTGCATGGTTTTGAATTGCTAGGCAAGGGCCAACAGTTCGCCGCATTTGGTAAGCATCCAGACACTGGCAAGGATTACATTTGGACTGGTGAGTCATTGGAAGACTTAGAGACTCATGAGTTAAAGAGTCTAAACTTTGACAAAGTTAAAGCATGGATGGCTGCAATAGAAGTTCCTTCGACTTGGGTAGAGGTCGGAAGCTCGGCGGCTGTAGTTACCGACGATGACTTGGGAGATTTTGACGGTTTAATAGATAATCAATACGACGCGGTTACTCGTCTTCAACTTGAGTCTTACCTGAGCGTTCTCGATAACAACTCCGACAACGACTATTGGGCAAAAATAGGTATGTGTCTTTACGATTGGGACGCAGATGAAGGGTTAGAAATTTGGGAAGCATGGAGTAAAGGTGGTGTCAGTTATAAGAAAGGTGAGACAAGAAAACGTTGGCGTTCATTTGAAAAGGATGGCGTTCGTGTATCTGTCGGTACCATTATATACCTAGCCAAAGAAGCGGGTTGGAAAGCTCCGTCTTTTAGAGATCGGCTTGACGAATGTGACAGCGAACAAGCCGTGATGGTATTGGCTGGTGAGATAAAAGAAACAAACATTGATGCGCTAGAAAGGAACACACTAGCCGCGCTCATGAAGAACATGCTAAAAGGTTTCACCGGCGTTCCAGTCCCTATTGCTGATGTTAGACGGTTGATTACATCCTCCGCATTAACGACTGCTACTGCTAGACCTGAGTGGTGCAATCATTGGGTGTTCGTCTTATCGCATAATCAGTACATAAATCTGAACACAATGACGGGCTACAGCGCTGCATCATTCAATCTTAAATGTGGCATACAAATACCCGCCAGCGATAACGGGTCCAAACAATCAGCCTCTCAAGCTGTTGCTGATGGCGGATTTATTTCTATATTAAATAGGCTTGAGTACATACCTACAGAAGCCGATAGGATAGTAGGTGACTGTTTAAATACCTACCGTGCTGACTTAGTTCCAGCTGCTGGTAAAAGAGACCCTGTAGCAGAACAAATAATAACTGACCATTTAATAGGGCTTATTGGTAAGGCAGATTCTGTTGTCTTCCTGCAATGGTTAGCGTGGCAAGTTCAGCGATGCGGTGAACTTGTTAGATGGTCCCCCTTGCTTGTAGGTGATGAAGGCATCGGTAAGTCTTTCTTTGGAGAGCTATTAAAGTCAGCTATGGGTGCCATGAATGTTGGCCTAGTTTCACCCAACACTATTAAGTCTAGCTTTAACGGCTGGGCAGAAGGTGTAGCCGTTAACGTTCTACAGGAATTAAAGCTGACAGGTCACAACCGATTCGATGTGGCCAATGCGCTTAAGCCATTGTTTACCGACCCTGACATTGAGATAAACAATAAAGGCTTGAAGCCATACGTTGTTCGCAATGTGACTAACTATTTAGTATTTAGTAATTTTAGAGACTCTGTTCCTATTCAAAATCATCACGACAGAAGATGGTGGGTGTCATTTGCAACAGCTCATAAGATGGGTCATGGTTATTTTACTAAACTATTTGAAGCAATTCGAGACGGTGGGGCTATGAGAGCTTGGCTTGAAAGTATAGATATTCCCGCTGGATTTGACGGCGTCGCTCCAATGAATAACTCTAAGCGCTCAGTAATTGAGACAGAAAAAGCGATGACTGATGGTCAGCATGAGGCCGAACAAATGTTAGTTGATGGAGGTAAATGGTGGACCGTTAAAGTCTTTTCAAGCTCTGAATTTAGAGAAGCAATTGAGCTTGATGTTGGTCCACTTAGTAATCGAGATGCTAATTATTTATTCAAAAAGATGGGTTACAGCCAACAAGGTGTAGTCAAGATTGATGGTACTGCTCGTCGAGTTTGGACTAAAACTTTTTTAACTAATGACGAAATAAGGAGTGAATTTGGTTACAACAAGCTAATTTAGGCTTATTGTAACCTTTGTTGTAACCTTTGTTGTAACCTACTTTTTATTATATTTATTAACTACTTATATATAAAAGGTTACAAGTTACAACAATATAGTGGTTATTTTATTTTGTTGGTAAAATAAAATAATATTTTAATTTGATTTGATGACAGATAAAAATAAGGTTGTTGTAACCTTTTGTTGTAACCTTTAAAAAAGAGAGAGAATGAAAATGAAAAATGATAAGTTGATTGCTGCTATCGCAGAGTATAAACGTGCTAAGTTTGTTAAAGACATGGGGTGTTCCAAAGCCCTTATTGATTCTGTTTGTATTGGAGTTCGACAGCTTGGTGTTGTCGGCAATCCATCGCTTGCAGAGAAAGCCGCAGATTTGTTAGGCTTGCCTTTACATGAAGTAAGAAGTGATGTTTTTAAAAAGGATTAATAATGAGTGATGATTATGAGTATCTCAGGGAGTTCTGCACTACGGCAAGACAAGGTGATGTGCTGGATGCTTTAAAAAAGTCTGGAGGAAAAAAGAATAAAGCGTGGAGGGACTCAGCAATAGATGGTGCTTATGGAAGAAGGGTTCTCAAAATATTAAGAGACAGAGCTGCTCAAAAGACAATCACTCATGGTGACGGTTCGACTGAGTCTGTTGACAATAGCTATCTTATCAAAGGCAAGTCAATTCTTTATGATGAGGCTGGAAACATTAAGATCCAATGGGTCAAGACCAGCATGGAGAAAGAACAAGAGAGTCAGCTGCTGCAAGAGTACGCTGAAAGTCTTTGTAACTTTGACCCAGCCAACCCTAAACCTATACACAGCAAAGATACCGACGATGAATTGATGAGCAGTATCTTTATTGGTGATGCTCATGTCGGTGCTCGTTCTTTTAGTAGTGACACGAGGGGAAGCGAAAATTCAACAGAGCTATCGGCTGGAATGTTGAGAGGGGCTGTTGATAATTTAGTTTCAAGAGCACCCAATTCAGAGATTGGATTGCTGGTGGATGTGGGTGATTTTATGCACGCTGACAATTCTAAGGGACAGACTTTTTCAGGGACACAATTAGATGTTGACACAAAGTACGGAACGACGCTAAGAACAAGCGCATCAATTATGTCTTACAGTATAGACCGTATGCTTGAGAAGTTCAGCAAGGTCATAGTGGTCGTGGCTCGTGGGAATCATAATTTAGATAGTGCACAAGCAGTGAGCCTGTTACTGGAATTTTATTATAAAAATGAGCCAAGAGTGAGCGTTCTTCCAACAGAAGGGTTTTTCCATTATTTAGAATTTGGAAAGAACTTATTGGGTATCAATCATGGCAATAAAATTAAGCCACAAAAACTTGTTTCAGTAATGGCAAGAGATATGCCAACGGCTTGGGGTAGATGCACTTACAGAATGTGGTGTTTGGGACATTGGCATCACCAGAACACTTTAGAATTGGATGGTTGCATCGTTCAAAAGTTTGGAACATTAGCTCCTTCAGATTCCTACCATGCTGAGCATGGATATGGGTCAAGTGCTGTCATGGAAATGATTACCTTTAGAAAGTCAGGGGGTAGACATTCGACGTTGATTTATGAGATTGAGAAACCTAAGAATGAACCCGACATGAGGAGAGATTAATGGATATCAAATCACCAATGAAACAACAAGTAGGTGGTGACCACTACTTAAAAAACACTATTCAACCTTGGGATATTATTGACAGCTATCAATTATGCTTTTATAGTGGAAATGCAATCAAGTATATCTTGAGAGATAAAAGTAATAGGAAGGAAGATTTGCTAAAAGCAATTCACTACCTAGAAAAGATGGTTAATGATTTGGAGAACAAGGAATGAACACGTCATATTCTAAATATAATATGTCTATTAAAATTAACTCTGAGCTGGCTCAAAATGAAAACATTATTGTTTACTGGTCTTTAGAAGACGAGAATTTTAATGTAAGAGCTGATGGAGATTGGGATGACATTGATGAGGATAATTTGATAGGGGCTTACACTAGCTGGATAACAACAGCAGAAGTGTTAGCAGATTGCGATGCCTTTCTCAATGAGTTAGATTCACATGATGTTGATTGGCCAGATGTGGACCAAACACGATTGGCAGCAATTGGTCAAAATGGTAACGATGGATTAGTTTACGATAATGAGTAAAGGTTCAAAACGTAGAATTGAAAACAGGAAGAAGGTGGAAGACAACTACGATAAAATTGATTGGACTAAAAAATCTAATCAATCAAAATCAAGCGATAACCAACCACCATCGTCCAAACAAAAGCTGTAAATTTTTATGGCACCAGCGTTTATTAATGTGTCTATGATTTTATGTATGTCTCCCTCTAAGTAATAGAAATCTGGCTTTTCCACAAAATGAAGGGCCAAGTCAGCGGCTGTTACAGCTGGTCCAGCTTTATTTATCACGTCTATCGCACCATTGACTAAATAAACACCAGCTAAAAATATGTCTATTGTTCTAGCAACTTCACGCTCTGCTTCTATGCTAAGTCCGTCAAATAAGTCAGCACGAAGTGGGTCATCATGAAGACGTATTATTGTCGAAGTAAAGTGCTTTATCATTCTCTGTCTATTTTGACTAGATATTTTCATCTTTAGCTCCACCTTGTTTATAAAGTAATGTTTTTAGTTCATACTTGTAGAAGTCATATATTTGGTGGTCGTAACTATCCCAAACATCTAATACCTCTAACTGTGTCATTAACTTTTGTAGCTTAACGATTCGTTCTTCATTAATATTCATAAGCTCCCTCTGGCTCATAACTAGAACTCCTTACATCTTCCAAGTGCTCATCGGCAGCAATTGTAAGTAACTCTTGCATTCTTTTTTGATTCTTTTCAGATACAGTGAACCAATTGTGAGAGCGTTCTAGTTTAACAAAGACATCATTGTACTCGTGATGTTCAGCGCATGATGGATGTGCATTTTCGTGCCATACACAACCACCATCTTCAGCGGGTTCTACTACCAAATTAAACTGAATTAATATCCAGCCTAATCCGTCTACGTGACCTTCTGTCTCGATTGAGTAAGATTCTTCTATTGAATATAATTTTTCCATTTTAATTATCCTTGTGTTCGTTATTAAGTTAGTTAAATTACTAACTTAATAAACATTATACAGTATGTAGTACTAATGTCAACTTTATTTTTAGGTAAAGCCCCCGAAGGGGCTAGACGAAGTTACTATTCTAGATTGTTCATATCGAAAGCTCGAAGGTCGACATTACAGCTTGGTAAATTTTTGAGGCTATCTGATTGAATAGCGATATTAGTAGGCTGAACAAATACATGATCTGAAGAGTGATAGCCCGCTGGACTGATTAGATCTTTAGAGTCAGTGATCAAGTATCTTGTTGTAACCTCGAATAAGTTGAGCTTCAATGATTCTTCCAGCATTTCAATTTGAAGCAACTGATTTCTATAGCCAGCTAAATCTTCGCCTATAGTTGTTTCGCCAGAAGCTCTCCAAAGTTTAGCCGATGCCTTGCGATCAACAATATCTAGAGTCGTATCAAACATCTCGGTGGATAGCTTTTCCATGTGGTCACAGTGAGTATTAATTTCCACGGCTGTATATTTTAAATTCGATTCATCGACCTTAACTTCAAGAGCGTTGATTTTACGATAAAGTTCTTCTTCAAAGTTTCTCATTTTATTTACCTTTTTAATCGTTAGCTAAATTGCTAACTTAATAAACATTATACACTATGTAGTATTAGTGTCAACTTTATTTTGATTCAATATAAGTACTCCCCTCTTTCATGTTCTTCTTTTTTTTCTTTTAAAACATTAACAGCATCTCGTTTGCAATCTGCTTGAGTGTCATAATATCCATCAATTATTAAATCTCCTTGATATTTGTGTTCTGCGCTGATAAAGCCTTCACTATCTGTAGTCATTGTGATATCTGATACTAACCAACCGTTTATCATTATCAATATTCCTTTATTAAGTTAGCTAAATTGCTAACTTGATACAAAGTGTAACACATTAGAAAACAAAGTGTACAACTTTATTTTAATTATCTAACAATACACGCTTGTATATCGTTAAAATGACTAGGTAGGTCAACGATTGACAGGGAAAATAAATCTAAGGATATACACTGTAAAGTTAAAGTGTGTTATCATCACCTGGGGGTAAGTTACTGATATATATAGTATATATATAATAGAATAAACAATACACTATAAATACTATACTATTTTTGACTAGTCATAAAAAAAGCCCGTAAGGGCTTATTAATTTTTTAATTAAAAAAATAGTTTAAGTGAAATGTATATTCTGAGCGTTTGTCGCTTGTAAGCGTTTGCGCGTATAGCTTTAAGCGTATACAACCAGTGTGTATTTTATTCTGCCTTAAAACTACTGTTGACCGTTGATATATAACGTGTTTGCTTAAAGTACACAGTGTTTATTGTGATCGTATATTTTAAGCTATTTAATAAAAAAACGCGCCCTTACATAAAGGGCACGCTTTATAAATAACAAAATCCTATTACCTTGTAAAGTATTTAATTGACGTTGTTTTATTGCGGGAATGAATTGTTTCAACTGAAACAACTTGATCCCCCATTAGTCCTAGTGTTTTTTCTATGTCAGAACTGGACTTTCTTAGCCTATTCGCTAATGTTGCCACCGTAACGCCTGTTTTGCGGTCTATATTTGCCAAAATCCTAGCGGTTAAGACCTTTGCGCCATCTTTTTTACTGTCTTTATGCTCGTTTGCATAAGCAAGCATGGTTTTCTCATTAATATCACGATGAGCAAATGCTAGTGCCCACCTGACATGCTGAACAGTTCTAACACCAGAAGCTGTTGCTAGGATAAATGATATCTTTACTATCTGCTCAAACCCGCGACGTATAGCAGCCTCTAGGCCTGACATCTCTTTGTGCTGCTCGGCGTACTCTTCAATCCAATCTAAGCAACTGTCCAGTAAGTCCATCGCATCCTCTTCAGAGGGGATAACTATTTTATCGCCAATAAACTCTATGCGGGATGCTGTACTGTCGTAGTTGCCGGCGTTGTATAAATTGGATAAAGTGTTCTTCATGGTGTCGGCCATTGGCGTTTTTTTGAACCGTCTTTTTGCGCGAGGATTTGTTTCCCTCTCGTTTATTAATATAGACCTACCAATGAACCCGTTGCTGATACTTGACTTTGTAACTAAATCTTCAAATGTAGTCGGCGTAGTGTATCCAATCAATGATAAAAACGGTCGTTCTAAACCGCTTGATAGATTTTCCAGCGCGTGTTCTACTTGTTCCTTGCGTTTACTGTACTTGCCATTCTTGTCCGCATTTTCTTCTATTTTAACGGTGCAGCTAGATAATTCTTTGAGAAGTAAGGACTCTGCATCCCTTCTAACGTCACCGGATAAAGGCATAAAACTGTCGCTTTTACTATATGCCGACATTAGCAAACCGATCACACCTTCCAAGTAACTTGCGCCGCCCCTAACTGATGCGTTGTTTATCTTTTGCAACAAGATACCAACTTCATCTAGCACATAGATGGCTGCCTGATGCTGAATTAAATTGCGTGTTATTTCTTGCTCGGATTTAATAGTTCCATGACAAGCACCAGCTATACCTGCAAATCTATGAATATCCGATGTAGCTTGTAAAACAGCTTCTTTCCCTGTGCTTGATGCTGCTACGCAAAAAGTAAACATATTGCTAGATGCACCGCTATAGCCATCTGTGTATTTTAAACCAATGACATTACCCATTGCTGATATCGCTGCGCCAACGGCTAAATTTTCCCGTGGGTATCTACACTGATTATTAACCCATGCAGTTAATGAGCCAACAAACCCCGGCGGTCTCAGTAGGTCTACATCGCTAATATCGCAAGGTAAATCACCAATAAAAACTTCTGGGCTAACCTCATCTGTAGAGCTAAAATCTACAGGTGCTTCATAACCTGCCAGTTCCGCGTAATACAATAGTGTTCCCATTCCAACTGGGTTTGAAGTTTTTCCAAAGGAAAACCATTTGCTATCCATTTCCGATGCGCTGTATTTTTCTCCATCGCTACTCCATTTATCCCAAGTTGCAAAACCATCGCCATTCATAACGTGGTGTATAGCCATACCAATGCGAACCCAGACGTCATATTCTACATCTGGGTTAATGTAGCTCAACATATCGGCAACCTCTGAACTAGATATATCAACAGGCTTATCATTTAATAACACCCTGCGCCTATCTTGCTTCTTGAGCAGTTCTATTAGTTCTTGCGGTGCTGCGCCAATGCTGTCAATAGATCCACTGTCTATTTCATAGCTGCCACCTGATTTATGTTGCGAACCGATACCGACAACAAAGCCTGATGATTTAAAATCTATTCCTTTGTAATTATCATGCTTGCCCTGCAAGGCTAAATCATTACTGACCTTGTAATATAGGTGCTGTGAACCACCACCACTACCAGTGTTTACTACTAGCCCTGCATCTTTAATAGATGGAATGTCTTCCAGTAGTCTTTGAAAAGAATCAACCCCACCATTTCTAGCATCAACATCAATAACCAACAAGCCATCTACTAACACACCATAGCCAGTTGTAAACTGACCTGCTTCTTCCATTTTTAGAATCTGATCGTTACTCCATAAGGGCGTATGCTGCCAAGATGCTGCAAAAGGATGCTTACCTACTGCTTTACAGTCTTTATTTCTGCAACCGCACTTGCCGTCGACAATGGGATGTAGTCCAAATATCCGATAACCAGCAGACATTAAATCCCTGTGCATTACTTGTCCACCTCTAAATAATCACTGATTCTCTTTACCATTTCCCAAGATACTTGCGGCCTCTTGCCGTTAGCTAAATGCGAAAGATAAACCCTTGTTACAGATATATCCCTAGCAACTTGGCTAAGGTTGCGTGTCTTTAATTCTTTAACCATTTCCAATCTTGTCATCATGTTATATTGCTCCCGTTTATAAATAACTGTTTACATATTAACGCAATGCACGTACACTGTAAAGCATGGTTAGCAATAAAGCGCCATGAAGAAGGAAATTATATGAGTATATTAAATGAGATAGAAAAACCTAAGGATAGGCCAGTTCTGGCGACTATTTTAGGTGATGCGGGTCTGGGCAAGACAAGCCTAGCCGCATCTTTTCCTAAACCGATTGTAATTCGTGCAGAAGACGGACTTCAATCAATCCCTTTAGAGTCACGACCAGATGCTTTGCCAGTTTTAAAAAGCAGTGAAGACTTATGGGCTCAATTAACGGCGTTAATACAACAAGACCATGACTACCAAACTTTAATTATAGACAGTGTAACAGCGCTAGACAGGCTGTTTACAACAACGGTCATGGAGTCAGACCCGAAAAAACCAGCCTCTATTGCGCAAGCACTCGGCGGATACGGTGCAGGATTTCTTGCAATTTCTGCAATGCACCACAGAACCCGCAAGTTTTGCGGTTGGCTTAATGAAAATAAAAATATGCATATTGTTTTTATAGGTCATGCAGACACAGAAACAATCGAACTGCCAGACCAAGATGCCTACACTAGATACACTTTGCGCTTGAACAAGAGAAGTGTTGCGCCGTATGTGGATGATTGCGATTTAGTAGGATTTATGAAGCTGCAAACTTTTACAACGGGCGACGGCGACAGAAAAAAAGCGCGCAGCGACGGTACTAGGCTATTAGTAACCTATGCGACCGCTGCAAATGTAAGCAAAAACAGGTACGGAATAACGGAAGATATCGAAGTGACCACAGGTATTAACCCGTTGAAACAATACATACCATCTTTAAATATTAATAAAAAAGGAACAAAATAATGAATTTCTGGGAAACAAGTACATCTGAGGCCATCGAATCTAAAAGCACATTTGATGCAAGCAACAATTTCCAGCCTATACCTGATAACACTGATGTTCTTTGTGTTGTTGAGAACGCAGCATGGGCTAACAATCAGTACAACGGAGACTATATTGCAATTGAATGGCAAGTTTTAGTCCCTGAGGAGTACGCGAACCGAAAAATATTTCAAAATATCAAGGTTATGCACGACAATGAAAAGACCGCTGATAAAGCCAAAAAGATGCTGGCGACTATAGACTATAACGCCGGTGGTAAAATGCTAAAATCAGGTGAGCAACCAGATGATGCAATGCTTACCAAGTCATTAACTGGTAAGCAAATGATACTTAAATTGCAAGTTTGGGAGATGGCTGGCGACGATGGGCAAACACGCTCAGGAAATTGGGTCTGCGCGGTATCAGGCAAAAAAGATGTAAAGTTGACTAAAAAACAAGATGAAGACATCGACTTTTAATACACTTTAATAAATAGCCCTGCCATCCGGTGGGGCTTTTTTGTACGGAGAACACTATGAACAAGCAAGGAACAAAAGCATGGTTTAGCCAAAGAAAAGGCCGCATAACTGGCAGCAGAATAGGGGCTATCTTAAATATGAATCATTGGTCGTCACCGCAAGATGTTTTAAGAGACATGGTCAGAGATTATCATGGGCTAAAAGCTGATTTTCAAGGTAACGTGGCGACTGAGCATGGCAACTTTTATGAAGCAATGGCAACCGCAGATTTAAAGCTCAGAATTGGCAAGGATATAAAACATACAGGTTTTCACGAATTTGAAGATTGGTTAGGCGCTTCACCTGATGGACTGGTGGACGATGAATGGATCGTGGAAATAAAATGTCCATACAGATTAAGAAATGACAAAAGCGTACAAAACTTTAAACTTTTAAGCCAGCAGCAACATTATTATGCGCAGGTGCAATATGAAATGTTATGCAGTGGCAGGATTAAAGCATACTTTTATCAATGGACACCTTCTGGCGCAGAGTTATTAGAAGAAATACCACTTAATCACGATTTTATCAAAGAAACCCTGCCCAAACTAAAAACATTTTATAAGCTGTATTTATCTGAGCTTGATAATTCAAAACATTTAGATTAACAAATGTACAAGCTAAGAGCTTACCAACAAACAGCGGTTGACAAAATTATTGACCATGTAAAAGCATCAACTGATAGTTGTATTTTGGAGGCTGCAACTGGCGCGGGCAAAAGCATGATTATTGCAGAAGTTGCAAAGATACTGCACGAATTAAGCAAAGGAAAAAACGTTTTATGCCTAGCGCCTAGCGCAGAGCTTGTAAAACAAAACCGCAGCAAATACCTGCAAACTGGAGAAGACGCCAGTGTCTTTAGTGCTTCTGCTGGTGGTAGATGCTTAAAATATCCAGTAGTTTTCGGCACACCATTAACGGTTTTAAATTCTATCGACCAATTTAGTGGCAAATTCTGTGCGGTTATTATTGATGAATGTGATTTAATTACGCCAACAGTAAAAGCTATTATTGAAAAGATAAAAGAAGGCAATCCAAAATTAAGAGTCATTGGTACAACTGCGACACCTTATAGGATGGGAACAGGGTACATTTACCAGATGAATGAAGAAGATAAAGCAATAGGTGAAAATGCTTATTTTGTTAAAAAGGTTTATACAATAGGTGCGCCAGATTTAATTGACCAAAAATATTTAGCACCACCATTAATAGGTGCAATTAACAGTGTTCACTATGACACTATTAAAATGACTGTCAACAAGATGGGCAAGTTTAATAAAGATGATGTTGATAGAGCCTATAAAGGTAAAGGAAGAAAAACCAGCTTAATTGTGGCTGATGTTATAGAGCAATCAAAAGACAGAAAAGGTGTTATGTTTTTTGC